CCGGGGGCCGCTAATTTTTGGGATTTCGGACGAGGGTTTACCGCTGCCGGAGCCCGCGTCGGCCCTTCACCGAGCGCACCGGGAGAGGGGCAAAATTTGACGGAAGGGGAAAGCGTGGGACACGCACGAAGCAGGGAAGACAAGAGGCGGCGCCGCAAGAAGTCTGAAAAAAGAAAGCGTCGATCGAACAGCTCGGAAGGCCGGCGCCGATACTAAACACCGGAGGAATCATGCCCGAAGATTCAATCAACCCGAAGGTCGATTCAAAGAAAAAGGGCGGTCCCTCCGGAGGCCCCGTCACCGGCCCGGCCCAAGGCGGCTTCGGCTCCGCGGTCAAGACCGTCAAGCGCAAGGGGATGAAGAAGTCCCGCCCGGTATCCTAAGCCCGGTGAGTCTCGGTGCTTGCCGGCCTCCTGGTTCTTCTCGGCCTATTAGTTCTTCCTTTGCTGGCGCTCCTGGCCTTCCTGGCGATCGAGGTATTTCTTCTCTACACCGAATCGAAGTCTCCCGGCCGGCTCCGCGGCGGGGTGAACGGTAAGATCATGAGAGCCCTGACCTGGAAATATCTGGCCTCAATCCTCTTTGGGCTCATTCACTCCATGCTCCGCAATCATGAGGTCAAGGTCGATCTCGCCTGGTGCCTTCCGCAGCCGATATGCGAAACCTGCCGAATTGCCTGGACGGCCGAGGGAAGGGTACGGGAGGCGCGGCGGTGAGGAAGCAGGGTAAGGCTCTCAAGGTCGAAACCTACAACGTCAGCGAGGACGCAAAGGGCAACCGCAGGGCCCGGGTGCTCAAGGACAACGGCTCCTGGGGCCCCTGGGAACGCTGGGGGAAGGTCCGATTCAGCACCATGAAGAAGAAGGGAGTTTTCGGAAGGGGCGGCTTCACCGGCCTAGAGGTCATGGGCATCATTCTCTGTGTGTCCCTGGGTATAAGCCTGATTTCGAATTTCACATCCTCACCGGAGTCGAAGCAGAAAAAGAAGTGCTCGGCCGCGGCAAAGACTATGGCCGAGTGTAGGTATGATCTTCCAGGGGAGCCCCGCTGAAAACAGCGAGGAAACAGCGTGAATTATGGGCAAAGTTGTAGGTCGGCCATTTCCAAAGGGAGTAAGCGGAAACCCCGGGGGGCGCCCAAAGGGTTCTCTTTCGAAGCGTCTTGTCGAGGCGGGGCAGAAGGCTTCCGCAACCCGCAAGGGAATGACCAGGGAGGAGGCCATAGCCGAGCGCGTGGTCCAAGATGCTGAGAACGGGGAGATCGACGCGATAAAGTTCTATGCCGAAAGGACCGAGGGCAAAGTCGCGGAAACGCTCAATCTCCAAGGGGAAGTCTCGGCGTTCCCGGGCGTGTCGGACGCCCAGCTCCTCGCTCGAGTCTCCGCAGCCGACTCCCAGCAGCGGAATGTCTCCCGAAAGGCGGGAAATCGAAAGGAGAATTTGCATTGACCCTCTCAAGTACACCACGCTCAACCCAGCGCAGCTCAAAATGGTCAGGTCCCTCAACCGGCCGGGAGTTAAGATAGTCGTCTGCCCTATGGGAAACGGAACGGGAAAAACATTCGGACTAGCGGCAATCGCTTCCGCAATCTTCTTTGGGACGGCGAATCCCATCTTCGCCAACCAGGAGATTTACAGCAATTGGCCTTATCCCAAGGCTGTCCGTTTCTGTATGCCTACGAAGCTGGCCGAGGACGGCTCGGCCTTTCAGAAGGCGCTCAAGGCGCTGTTCCCCCGCGGCCGGTACACTCAGAAGAAGGGCTCGGGCAAGGGCTACTACTCTCAGGGCGCCACCGATACCGGGTTCACCTGGGACGTCATGACCTACAACCAGGACCCGAAGGAAGCAGCGGGCGATACGTTCGGCGCCGTCTTCTTCTCTGAGCCCCCGCCCAGGAAGTTCTATTCGGAGAATTACGCTCGGACCCGGGCCGGAGGGATTCTGTTCTTCGAGCTCACGCCGCTATCCTACGCCGCCTGGGTTAAGGACGAACTCGTAGACGTCAAGGCGATCACGGACGACCAGGGAACCGAGCTCGGTAAGATTCTGACGATCAAGGGCGATATCCACGATAATTGCCGGGATTGCTTCGAGGGCGGGCAGCTCCCCCATGACGAGATCATGAGGACGATTGCCGGCTACCCCGCGGAGGAGAGGGAAGCACGTCGAACGGGCGGCTTCATGCACCTGGCCGGGCTGATCTATCGGCAGTACGGTGACGTGAACGAGATTGATTCCTGGCCCACCGCCTACCATGAGGAAATGTTCGACAAGGGGAAGTACAACCTCGTCAATGTCGTGGACCCACACGATCGAAAGCCCTTCGCTATCGGCTGGTATGCGCTCTTTCCGAACGATGATGTTATCGCTATGGCCGAGTACCCGGAGGCGCCATTCCATGCGATCGACCACAGCGACAATTCGATCGAGGACTACCGGACGCTGATACTCAAGACGGAGAAGGCGCTGGGGAAGTCAGCTGATTGGCGCCTGATCGACCCCAATTTCGGGAACACTCAGAAGGCCGGCACCGGGAAGACGGTCAAGGAGCTCTTTGCCGAGGCGTGCGAGGAGTGCGAGGGGTCCGGGCGCGAGGGCTCATGTCAGCACCGGCTCACCTACCTAGACCCTCCGGACTCGATAGCCGACGGTCACTTGCTCATGCGTACCGCGATCGGCAATCCCAAGGAGAAGAAGCGGCCGAAGTTCTACGTCTACGATTACCTGACCAACCACAAATACGGATATCGGCACTACGGCTACAAAGAGTCCCTGCACCCGGAGAAGACCGGACTCTCCGAGCAACCGATGTTGATTCACAAGGATTTCCCGGACCTGGGCCGATACCTCTACAACTATGGGGCCGAGTACCGGGCGCCGGCTGCGGCTCTCAAGCGGTTGGCGCCGCGGCGCCGGAGGGCCAATGCCTAAGCGCGTGGTTCTCGGTATCGGGTATCCCTCGATCAGCGGTAACGGTCGGTTCCCGACTTCGGTGGCACTCACCAGGGACAATCATATTTTTGCCGGGCGCGAAATAAGGCTGAAGAATCTGAAGGGGCTTGATCTTCCCGGCCGGTGGAAGCGTGGTTCGATCCCGATGGGGGCTCCCGTGCATCACAAGATTCGGTTGGTGGCAGAGATCATTCGATGATGGAGCCGACTGAGGACATGAACCCAACGGACGCGCCCACGCCGAAAGAGCTCCTTTATTTCCTGGTCGGGCTTGTGATTCTCCTTCTCGTTTTGTACTTTGGCAGCATGATTGCCCTACTTCTTGCGGTTCCCTGGGGTGCAACGTGAGTAATCCCAAGCCCCCTATCGGCGGCGGCTTCGATCTCCGGACCCTGGAGCTCCCCAAGCATGAGGTCGAGGGGAATGGCGGTAAGGTCGGTTCCCGCGAGGTCGAGGGCTTTTTCGGTATGCTCCAGGTCCGGGACGGCCGCAACACCGACCACAACCGCGAATACTTTGCAGCTTACCATTGCCTCCGGTGCAAGAAGAACGGGATGCAACGACTGACCTACCAGAAAAAGAAGTTCCCGGACGGCCTCACCGATAGGCAGATCGAGAGCGCGATGCGTGAGCGCGTCGGTCAGAATCACAGGTGCGGCGCGGAGGTCATACATTGAGCTTGCCCACCGATATCAACAAACAGAAGGAGCTGATCGAGCTCGGACTCAAGCGGTACTCCCGGTCCAAGCGATACTTCCGGCCCTGGCATAAACGCTGGGTCCGGTACTACAAGATTTGGCGGGCTCTCCTGGATGCCGTTGACGAGATTCAGGACGCCGACGAGCCCAATTCCTTTATCCCCTACGTCTTCGGGATGCTGGAGGATATCGTATCCCGCGTGACGGAACCGCTGTTCCGGCTCACTCCCCCATGCAAGCCTAAGCCCAAGCGGAACAAGCATATCCGCGCAGCAGAGAATTTCGATACGATAGCCCGGCAGTTCTTTTCGGGCTCCCGGTATCAGATCGAGTACATAGGTTCCACGAAGGAGGAAACTATCACCGGGAACGCCTGGGAGAAGGACGTATGGGCCCAGGAGTACGAGAAGGGGAAACGCTGGCAGCGCGTCCAGAAGCAGAGCGTACTAGGGACGATTCAGACCCTAGCCGGCAAGGTCATTCCGAGCGCGGCGCCGGTCACGTCCGTAGGATTCGAGGAGGTGGAGGCCGAGTACCCCTCGAAGGTTGGGTACACCACGGAGTTCCCGAGCGTCTTCTATACCCACCCGGAGCCTCGGGTTAAGAACGTCCGGGACCTGCATTGGATTGTCGAGGAGGAGCCGTCGGTCGCAATCGAGGACCTTGAAAAGCGTTTCGAACTGGACCCCGAGACAGGCGAGAAGCGGCCGATGTACGATCTCACCGAGGTCATGAAGGACGCCCAGGCCAAGGCCACGAACGAGCCCCAGCGGGCGAGGATTCAGCCGATAGCCCCCGCTGATACCGGGGACGACTTCGGCCGGGTCGCGCTCGAAGTGGTGTCCGGGGATATCGAGGACCAGGGGCAGGTAGCGATCGAGGACGATATGGACCGGCTGCATATTCTCCACGTTTGGGAGAAGAACCGGGTCTGGACGATTGCGAACGGGAAATACCTGCTGCGGGTTAAGGATTTCCCCTTCCATGTCCCGCGGCTTCCGTTCCGGCTGCGTGTCTACACGATCGACCCCCAGTTCTTGTACGGGATGGGCGCCGTTGAGCCAATCGAGGATATGCAATACGAGCTCAACGATATACACAATTTGTCAATGGCGAACTGGATTCGGATTATCAATAAGATGCTGGCTGTTCAGGCCGATAAATTGGTGTCTGTCGATGATCTTGAGCCCAGGGCGGGCGGTCGCATAAGATTCAAGGGGAATACCAATGTTCACCAGGCGATTGCGGCTATCGACCATGCTGACGTTTCTCCGTCGATGCTTACAATGGAGTCAAACTCGAAGGGTATCATGGAACGCGCCCTATCAATCGCGGATTTGGCGCCAGGCGTCCAGGGGACAAAGCAGACGCACGACACCGCCACCGGATTGATCGAGATTCAGCGGAACGTGGCGGTCAGAATGTCCACCATTCGCCGGGTTCATATGGCGAATTTCCAGGACCAAATGTGGATGATGGAGAAAATGTTTAGTCAGTTCCAGTTCCAGCCGGTCCCGTTCCGTCAGTACGGGCATGACGGGCAGACGGTCATGGTCGAGCTCTCCAATTCCGATATAGACACCCAGGGGGATGGATTCGATTTCGTCTTCGACCACGACCCATCTTTCGGTGACGATCAAGTGCAGCGCCGGCAGTTCATGGCCTTCCTCGAGCTGGCGTACAAGTACGAGGAGTGGCGCCGCAATGCCGGCGATCCCTCGGACGAGAAGGTGAACGTCCCGGAGATCATGCGGAAGCTGTCGCTCTCCTTCGGCTGGAGCGAAACGAGTCAGATCATGAAGCCCGCGAACCTTACTATGGACCCGGGCCGAGAGTTCGAGATCATGGTCGGCGGCGGCAAGGCCGAAGTCCGTTCGGGCGAAGACCTTATCGGACACCTGATTCAGCACCTTATCCAGCGGCAGAGCCCCGTATTCACTCAGGGCCTACAGACCGGGAAGATTCCCCCGGAGGTCGCAGACGTACTGGACGAGCATATCCAGGAAACGATGAACACGATCCAGGAAGTGCTCCAGGACCCCCAGGCCGTAGCCCAGGCCCGGATTCAGGATACACTCGCAACCGGGAGGCCGTCAGGTGAAGACCAGCAAGCACCTAGCCCAGCAAACGCCCAAGTCTAAAGAAGAACGGGCCGCGGAGCGTGAGAAGGAGCTCCGGCAGCGCGTCAATCTCGGGACTATGGCGGGGCTCATGGTCGGGACCGAGTTCTGGAAGACCCGAGTTCGGCCCATGATCGAGGAGAGGATAGGTCTTCTGGAGGCTGGGTCTGCCTGGCACCCGGGCGCCGGCAAGTCGGAGTGTGAGGCGATTGCCCTGGGGGTGTCGTACAACGGGGGCGGCATTACGGAGCTCAATAACCTTTTGGCCGAGATCGAAGCAGCACAGATGCAGGGAGTAGAGGCCGGCAAGAAGCTGGACGATATATCACGGAGGCGTAAATGACCAATCGCACAAGCCCGATGTTCTTCATCCTCTTGGCCGTCATGCTGCTGGTGGCTCCGGTTCTCCTGTCCCTGTTCCCCAACAGCGCGAACGCTCAGAACCTCAAGACGATGGAAGACGCCTACACCTACGATATCCAGCAGGTTTCCATGACCGGCGCTCAGACGTCCACCAATTCGGTGACGGGCCTGGGACTCTCTTGGGCGATTCTGGTCATAGGCGGGGATGCGACCTACACCGTCCAGCATACGACCAAGACGTACTCGCCCGTTCTCGGGGCGATCTCCCCGGCGATCGACAGCTCGAACGTCATGACGGCGCCGGCCGGCTTTCCCGCGGGTGCCAGGTTCGGAGTCTTGACCAAGGACCCCAAGATCGTTGTTCACAGCCTATCCGCTGGAGCGACG